CAACAAGTGTAACACCAAGTGTATCTGTTACTCCTTCTGTATCAGTTACTCCTTCTGTATCTGTAACACCATCAGTTAGTGTAACACCAAGTGTATCTGTTACTCCATCGACAAGTGTAACACCAAGTGTATCTGTTACTCCTTCTGTAAGCGTTACTCCAAGTGTATCCGTTACCCCTTCAGTATCTGTAACACCATCAGTTAGTGTAACACCAAGTGTATCTGTTACTCCTTCTGTATCTGTAACACCATCAGTTAGTGTAACACCAAGTGTATCTGTTACCCCATCCGTATCGATTACTCCTTCTGTAAGCGTTACTCCAAGTGTATCCGTTACCCCTTCAGTATCTGTAACACCATCAGTATCTGTAACACCATCAGTATCTGTAACACCATCAGTTAGTGTTACTCCAAGTGTATCCGTTACCCCGAGTGTATCCGTTACCCCTTCAGTATCTGTAACACCATCAGTATCTGTAACACCATCAGTTAGTGTTACTCCAAGTGTATCAGTTACTCCTTCTGTATCAGTTACTCCTTCTGTATCCGTTACTCCAAGTGTATCAGTTACTCCTTCTGTATCAGTTACTCCTTCTGTATCCGTTACCCCGAGTGTATCAGTTACTCCTTCTGTATCCGTTACCCCGAGTGTATCAGTTACTCCTTCTGTATCAGTTACTCCTTCTGTATCGATTACTCCTTCTGTATCTGTAACACCTTCTATAAGTGTTACTCCAAGTGTTTCAGTTACACCAAGCGTATCTGTTACGCCAAGTGTTTCAGTCACTCCTTCTATAAGTGTTACTCCAAGTGTAAGTGTGACACCATCTGTATCGATTACGCCTTCCGTAAGCGTTACACCATCTGTTTCAGTCACTCCTTCTGTGAGTGTTACACCATCGGTTAGCGTTACACCATCAGTAAGTATTACTCCGAGTGTTTCAGTAACACCATCAGTAAGTATTACTCCGAGTGTTTCAGTTACTCCTTCTGTAAGTGTTACTCCGAGTGTTTCAGTTACTCCTTCTGTAAGTGTTACTCCGGGAGCTAGTGCTACACCATCAGTAAGTATTACTCCGAGTGTTTCAGTAACACCATCAGTAAGTATTACTCCGAGTGTTTCAGTAACACCAAGTATTAGCGTTACTACTTCTGTTAGTGTTACTCCAAGTGTATCTGTAACACCATCAGTTAGTGTTACTCCAAGTGTATCCGTTACCCCGAGTGTATCGATTACTCCTTCTGTATCGGTTACACCATCGGTTTCAGTCACTCCTTCTGTTAGTGTTACTCCATCAATAACACCAAGTTCTCCTAATATTACACCATCTGCTGATGTTGCACGAAACATTACATTTAATTATGATGTTTGTGAGGGAGAACCGGATCGATTCATAGTCACATATAAAGAAGTTGTAATTATAGATACAGGCTTTATTGGCTCTGCTGATTATGCTTATGGTGGTAGTAAACGTCAACAGTTTATTTCTGCGCTAATAACCCGTAATATAGATTATAGTAGCTTAACATTGGCTATTGATGGTTACCCCAAAATCGATACATCTCTTACAGGGAGTGTCACTATTCGGCTAGATTGTCCTAATACTCGAGATGCTTATGTTACGGTACAAAACCCGTTAGATGAATTACCATGTTGGAAGTACACTTTAGAATGTCCAGTTCGCGTAGTACCTTTATCACCTAGTGTAACACCTACATTATCAGTAACTCCTCTAATTTCACAAACACCAGTACCTACAGTTTCTATTACCCCAAGCTCTACACCTGATAGTCCTGCAGTAACACCAAGTGTATCTATCACTCCATCAGTATCTATTACACCGGTGATTAGTAACACGCCTGTACCTACAGTTTCTATTACCCCAAGCTCTACACCTGATAGTCCTGTAGTAACACCAAGCACATCTACCACTGCTACACCATCTTCAACACCGGTGATTAGTAATACCCCTCTACCATCTGTATCACCAACACCGAGTATATCTATTACACCAAATTTATCTCAGGTAGCTTCACCAACACCATCAATTACATTAAGTACATCAGTTACCCCGTCTGTTAGTAATACACCGATACCGTCTATATCACCTACTCCTAGTGCAACACCTAGTGCCTAGATATTACCCATTCTATGTTCAACTTCAACGTCACGAAGCATTGAATGAAAACGCTCTTGGATATACTTTTCAAAAGCAAGAGGCTTAATCCACTTGGTGTTAGCCTCTGGTACATTGGCATTCAAAAGCTTCTCATCAACAGCTTGAATTCCTTCAACTAAACACGCCCATCTCGAAAATTCTGCTTGAGTCATATACTCAGTCGTACCATTCTTAAGCTTCATTTCGATATTATCACTATTATTTGTATTATTCATATACTTATTATACGATAGTTCCTTTACCCTGTTATTTCTTCAGGATCTGTCTGTAACACTGCACGTATTTGCGCATCTAGTTTGATACTATTGTTACATTTAGGACATCTATGTATATTATCGGAGTTCATAAAGACCTCCTCTTCAAATACATGGTTTGTGCAGGGACATTCTACTGAAACCCTACTTAGCTCCAAAAGATTGTCGAGATTAACTTCAAATTCACTATATAACGCGTCTTTATCAAGCTGTAAACGTGAATTAGTAATCCAAAACACTATAAATTGAATACCTGTAACTAGAGAAAATGTATTCCAAAAGCCTATGAATTCTTTAAGTCCAAACGCGAATAACGCTGATACAACAGCGGTAATTAATATCGATTTTACCATTATATAGATATTTTAGCTATATCTTTGGGAAGTTCAAGTATTAAGTTGTTAATTTTATCAATTTTACCTTGCAATTCCTCAACATTATTTTTATCTACACTACCGTTCTCTTTAACATTACTAAGCATTCTATGTACATCAGCTAAACATACAAATGTATTACCTAATACTTCAGTAATACGATCAAGCTCAAAGGGAAGTTGTGGTGGTGCTTTTTGATTTTTTTCATCTTCTTTATACTTTGCTTGTTGATTATCAGTATTAAGTATTTGCTGTATAGGGGTATTGTCAGGCCTAATAGAATAAGGTGAAGAATATCCAGAATTCATATGTAATTATTTAGTCGAGAGCATAAATAATTACATGACAAATTTCGAAAAGAGGTTCTTTAAAGTACTCAAAGAAAATGACGAAGATAAAGAAGCATTTGAACTTGAGCTTGATGATGATACATCTGCAGAAGATTTCGACGTTGATGTTGAGGCAGATGCAGATGCAACTTTAGACATGAACGACCCTGCAGCGGCAGCAGCTCAAGCAACAGCTGAAGTGCATGCTCAGCAAGTTAACACTCTTAAAGGTTGGATTGCATCTGGTGATGAATTTCTTAAAATGTTAAATGACGCAGAAGATCCTAATTCTGTTCAAGCAGTTTTAGCTAATGCACAAGCGGATACGATATTTGATCGAATGAAACAATCAGAACAGCGTAAGATTGCTCGTGTCGCGACTGAGTTAGCTTCACTTAATGAATCGTTTAGAGGTTATCTCGCTCAAACAGATAACGCTCAGTTTAGAGGAGTCTAAACATTATTAAATCTTTTAATTTCAGTCATCTTAACAATACCTTCCAGTGAATGGAAGGTATTTTTTTGAATAAACTTCCAGCTAATCTCATCTTTGTTAGCAGCTATAGCTAAATCATTAAAGTCTTTATACTTTTTACCAAGTGTTTCCGGCCATATAAACACTGCCTCTCCCTGTTTCAGTAAAGCTTCTGACTTTATCATCGATGCTCTATCACCCCACTGAGAGTCGAGTATCCACACCTTATTATACCATTTTAACGTGTTAGTTAGCTGCTCTTCTTGACGTTGAGTAAACGATCTACCCCTCTCGGTAATGCCAGCAACAGCTACTGAGTTGCGAACAAAAAACGCATCAATGGGCCCTTCAAATATATACACATTATCGTGATCACTAGATACTTTGTCGATATTAAATAAGGTTTTTTCTGCTCCTACCTTACCTAGATACTTAGGCTTAGTTTTTAAGTCTGACGTCTTTACAGTACGGGTTTGATAAAACTCAATTTCCCCATGCTCATTTATAAACGGTATTGTTATTCTATTCTTATGAACTTTATCTGTTAATGAAACGTAAAGATTATCAGGTCTATTAACAGCAGTGTCTAATTTTCGCGACTTAATAATATGGTTACACGCTCTAACAATAATATTATCCTTATAAAAGGATTGCTGCATATTATCTGAAAGATTAATACTATCCCCTGGTAGTGTTGAGACTTGTATAGTTGGTCTAACCTCTTCGTCTTTACCAATATCTATTGCAACGTCATAATCCTTTACTTCCTCAATAATATCTTGATTAGTACAGCCACTTACCTCTTTAATCCACTTGATCGGTTTACTCGACCAACCACAATTATGACAGTAGATGTTATCATTTTCTGGAATATAATAGCATCTACGCTTCTTTAAAGACTCTCTACATATCGGGCAAGAACATTGATATACATTATTAAAACGATTATATATCGGACTACGACCATATTCGTAGAACTTAGCAATAATGTACTCTCTAGGTAATGAGATCACAAAGGTATTATATACTACTTAAACATAGATAGCAACTTACTCGATAACACAAATAAGCTATGCCACTGGTCTTTCTTTTTAAGAATATTACTAAGTTCATATTCTTCACAGTAAGTAACGAATTCAGACCACCTGGGTGTAACAGTACTATCAAGCTGTTGCTGGTAATACTCTTTCTCACTATCATGATGCATCACTTCTTGTAGATTGAACACAGTCATATTTTTTGTAAAGATCTCTTCCTGCTCATCTGTTAGGGTAAGCTCACCATCAAGCCATTTTCGAACTTTAGCTTTACCAAATCTAGGAATACCTGGAACATTATCAGACTTATCACCCAAAAGACATTTAGCGTTAAGCCATTCATTTTTTGTATAACCAGTATCCTCAGTAAAGGTCTCAAGAACAAACTCACGCTTGCGAATAGCATCATATAGAATAGTATTCTTATCAACTAATTGAAGAAAGTCTCTATCAACAGATACAATTACCTTATCACCCTCAAAGGTCTTACAGATATAAGCCACAATATCATCAGCTTCACGTTCTCGAGGAAAAATAGAAGGTATACCTAAACATGAAAGTAGCTCTTTAATGCGATCATTCTGATGGTGAGGTGTACTATCACTTGAGCGGTTACCCTTATAACCATCTAACTGCGCTTTACGCACATTTGGTTGATAATCCTCTTTCTCATCCCAAACTACAATAGTTTTAGTAGGCTTAAACTTATTTGCATACGAGTAGATAGCATTAAGAGTAAAGTAAATATGTAATCGAGCAATTTTTTCTACATCTTCAATATCCTGACGCTTACTTTGATTTTTAGCAGTCCACCATGTTCTATGGATAAGATTATTACCGTCAATTATTAATGTTTTCATTTTTACTATATTGTGCTGCGCAAACCTCAAAGATATCTCGTGAGAGTTCCTCTACATACTCAATTATATCAGAGTTCCTTCCGAATGACCATTTATCTGTGGGTACTAAAACATTTTTCATTTCAGGCACAGAAAGGCACCCAACTCCTTTGTCTGTTATCTCGCAAACAACAAACATTTGACCTACAAAATCGCCTGTCTGTACTGCATATGTCTGTCTCTTCTTAACTGGATCCATTACCATATGTACTACCTAAACTACCCGCCATAAAAAGTCTAATTGCTAAGGTATCTAAAGCATCTAGTTGCTGATCTGATTTAGCTCCTTTAATTAGTATCGTTTTTCCATTAATATCATACCCAAATATATAAAATGAGTCTAAATATTCTGACACTATACTTTTTAATTTATCTCGTAACTCATTCTGATCCTTATATATTTTAAGTTGATCAGACTGTAAGTTTAGAGCGTCATTTAAAAGTTTCTCCAAACTCTTATCTGAATGCTCTTCACTTTCTTCACTCATGCTTTTTATATTTAGTCACAAAATCATTATCATCCACATGTAATATATTACGGTCATTTAACCGTTCAATTACTACGTCTATTGAACTAGTTTTCAAGACATAACCTCTTGCGAAAAGTTGATTACCATCTTCAAAACTAAATAAATATTCTCCTCTAAATGGCCTATCCTCAAAACATGTAATGTATATAGATGCACCACTTGGATCTACTAAGATCGTCCACTTACGTGAATCCTTGTCACTATATTTGTGAAACATCCGTAGTACAACATATCCTGCATCTTTAAGACGCTTAATAAAATACCCAGCCGTTTTAAGTTTATTCTTTTGGTTTTTTGGTATCATTGAGTAAGAGATGAAACAATATATTTAAGCTTAATATCTTCTGCAACTTGATCAAACACAACTACACCATACTCTTTATTAATACTTACAGTGAATTCACCACTAATATTATTCAGTAGTCTGACGTTATCAAAGTTAATTGGTATAGGTGCTAATTCTTGATCAACATTACCAATACACATTGTAAAGTTATCTGTGTTATGTCTTGACCTATCAGTAAGCTCAGCCATTAATCTATAACCGTCTCCTACTCGTTGATCTTCAGTATAAAAATAAACTTTATTGGTTTCTGAAGCAAATACTGAACCTTTAAAGATCTGGTTAAGAATGTTCTTATCTACCTTAAAACTTAAATCGTATTGAAAGGAGTTAATCTTCTCAATATTAAGCCCAGGCTTAGTTAAGAACCCGTCGTCAAATAGATGGTACTTAAACTTAACACCATTTCCTTTATACGCGATATTATTCGAGTTAATTATAAGATCAATCTCCTCATCACTAATAGTATCAAGTACCCGTGTTAACTTCTTAACATCAGGGATATTAAGAGTTGAATAAAAACTCGATGGTACTCTATACTCTGCACATAGTATTAGAGTATTGTCAGTAGACGCAACAAGACTCGACATCTTGTCACGATCTACCGTTACAATAGAACTCTCACTTATCTTGGATAAAGAATCCAAATAAGCGACGAAGTCAATCGGCGACTTTAGCTTTAGCTGATTTACGTTTTGGTCGGACATTACTACTCTCTAATTGTAGCTTAATACCTTTCAATAGCAAGTTAGTTTCCTTCTGTAGCTCTACTAACTTATCAATGGCTGATGGCTCACTAAAGTCAAACTCCATTGTTTCTGCGGAACGTATACCAATTGCTGGATCTGCTGGAGCAGCTGCTGGAGCAGCTACTTGCTGAAGTTCTGCCATTGCTTGCTCTGGGGTAATTGGGGCTGGTGCAACTGGTGTAGATACCACTGATTGATCAGGCACGGGTTGAGGTGCCTGTTGAGGTTGTGGCTGGTGATTAGCTGGTACTACTGGTGTGCGTACTAAATTTTCTACCATAGTTTTTATTTCAGTAGATTTTGGAGCGAGGTTTCCAGATGACCCAACAAGCATTTCATCTTGCTTTTTAACCTGCCCATAGGTTTGGCCCATCAACTGCATAACAGCAGCTTTAGCCTCTGGTGTCATTTGTTCCATAATTAAAGATCAGCAAGTAGTTCATCAATATCATCCTCAACTGAACTTTCAACAGGAGATGCTTCAACGACTGGAGCGGCGACTGGCTCTGTAGGAGCTGACCATGGCGGCGTATCTCCTGGAGTAGCAGGTGTAGCTTCCGGCTCATCTGCTTTACAATGAAAATGCTCATTAAGCATTACAGTCAGTTCATCAGTCGACTTAATCGGAAATGTCTCTTTAAGAGTATGCGTTTGACCGTATATTTCATTCTGCTGTTCTTCAGTCAAGTTTAATTTACCTGCCGAAGTAAAGCGAGATGAAACGTATGTAGGATAATCTCCTTGCTGTTCACACTTAACTTTAAAGCTAACACCCTCATCACTAAGATCGAAAATACGAGCACCAAACTCCGCTGCATCTTCTCCTTCGATAGCTTCGGTAATAATCTTGTGAATTTGTTTACCGTAACGAAGCATTTTTACTTTACCATTATTTTCTGGATTAGTTGGATCGTCAACAACATATACATTAACTAACCACTTTTCTGTACGACGAAGAGCGGATGCTTTTTCCTTTTCATCATCCGAACCAGTACGAGACAAACGGAAACGTTCCTCGTTGATAGGACAGCGTTCACCGAATGTTTGTGGGCTTAGAGCCTGAACATACTGACCGGTAGCGAATGAATTCCACCCCATATTGTAATAATGGAAAAACGTATCTACAGGAGACTTACCATCAGGTAGAAGTCTTACAGTATACGTATTACCAGGCTTGGTTTGCATAATCTCAGAGAACTTTGACTTACCTTCACTACTTGAAGCCAAAGCACCTTTGATACTTTCGAACATAGACATATTAAACGCACTCATATTTTTTTAATTTTATTTTATTACTTTTTGTTTTCAACTATTAGTTTTACTTTTTGTTTTGTTTCTCTGGCTTTTGCTTTTAATATTGCTGAGCCGTAGAATTTTGTTCGCGTACTTGCGAAAATTGTTTGGAAATCTTTAACGATAAAGTCGAGCACATCTTTTTCAATGGCTTTAATTGTAGATTCGACTTTAAGGGCATGTAATGTATAGAAGTTTAACCTATGTTCTTGCAAATGCAATAGGCAAGTGGGCATATTGTTGGTATAATGTTCTGTATACTCTTCTATTGTAAGAGAGTTCCTTATGCAGTATTTAGCAATAAACCTAAATCCTTCTTTTACCGTTTCAATTGTATCTTCATTGTCTGGATTAGACATTTCCCTCTCTTTCATATAGAGAGAGTAACATTTTAATGCTTTACGGGAGTTAAAGAACTTAAGATCAAAGTATTCATCTTTTGAATATACTTCATATGGTGCGGCAAACCAATCTCTATAATTAATATGGTTATGCTTTGCTAAAAATGCAGAAAGTTTTTTTAATGCTACAAAATCTGTATCTTTTAGCTTAGAAAAATCTTTACGAAACCGGGTTGGCTTGTTTTGTGCTGAACGAGAAGCATATAAATAACTATTATATATGCTTTTTTCTCGTTCAGTTATCATTTTGAAATATTCGCTTATTTTGATTTAGATACTTTGTGATATATTTTGACTCAGCTATTTGAGGCTCAAACTCTATAAACATTGTAACCATTTCAAAGTCATTATCAACTGTTAAAAGTGTTTTAAGTAGTTTTCTAATCTTTTCTTCCTTTAGAACTAAAACAAAAATGTTTTGAAGCGATAATCTTTTACCTTTTAGTAGGCAACAGAACGTGCAAAAGCAAAGCAATAAATGCTCAAGTTCTCGCTTGGTGATATCCCCAGAGGGTGATGGTACACTTGGCTGTCTCATTGTAATGGTTGAAATGTTTTACTAAAATTCATAAATTTTTCTGTTAACTTACCGCCAGCTAATTTATGTGAACCTCCTCCGTCGCAAAAATTTACAGCTATTACAGAAAGGTCTGCTTTACATCCAGGATTTTTCCTAAATGATACTAAATGCTTGTCTAAGTTCACCATTATTGCAATATCAGCATCATACTTATTAACTAAATAATGTCCTACCTCATTAATATGTGAACTAACAAATGTTGATATAACTTTGTAACCCTTTACATTACCTACAAATTTTGGGTTATTTAATTGCTCTGCAAACTTCTTAAAAAATAATTTAATTGAATTTTTCTCATGTATATTATACTCACGCAACCCATCTTTAAAGGAGATAATAAACTTCTCCCATTTTGGTTTATTATATGTATAATAAATAGCATTTAACCTAGCTGGTTCTAACTCATTCGGAAAGTCAAATGACCAACAATCATATTGATCGATTAAATTTATTAGTGCTTCTAATCTACTATCTAAATTAAGTTTAGACTTAAACTTATCAGCAATTAACTTGGTACATGAACTATATTCTGTTACTACTGATTTAGCCTTTGTATATTTCGATGCAAAAGGTACATGTAATTCATGGTGATCAATAACAACAACATTATCTCTATTAATTGCTTCTGCTTGTTCTTCATTTAAACAAAGATCACAAACAAATATTTTATCAAAATGATCTAATGTATTCCACCGACTTTTAAATTCGTTGAGAATGGTTGCTTCAGTTGTTTCAACAGTAATTACATCATGACCTTCATACAATCTGTTCAGTAGTAATGCGGAGCCCGCACCGTCTAGGTCTGTATCTGTGAAGATAATGATGTGCACATACTTATTTACTGCACACTTCTTGAAAGTCCAGCCAATGTATTAAGCATTGAATCGTCTTCCTCTAGATCAATATCATCCGCTTGCTCGATAGTTAATGTAGAATAATCTATACGCATAGGCTGCGTCATCCCACGTGGGCCGTAACGGTTCTTCATCATGCCAAGTCTAATAATACCCAAGTCTCTATCCTCATCGTTCTGGAAAATCGACATAATAACATCTGCAGTAGCAGCCAAGCCAATCGATTCAGAGATAGTAGCAAGATCGGGATTGTCTTGATCAAAGCCAGCTCTATTCAACTGAGTAGCGCTAATAATAGGGCAATTGAATACGTAACTAATAGCTCTTACCTGCTCAGTTACATTCTTAATACGCTCATAGGAGTTATTGCCTATAGGACTATGAATGAGATTGAGGTAGTCAATAACAATCGCGTCTAACTTAATGCCTTGATCAGTAAACTTCTTTGCAAAGGCTTTAATAGTATTAGGAGTGATAGTAGATGGTGGAAATTCCTTAATGTAGATATTACCAGGCGATTCAGTAATAGCTGCTCTTAACGACGAGCCATTAACCGCCATCTCTTTCATAGGTATCTTGGAAATATTAGTACAAATACGTCTTGCATAAAGTAGCTCAGACATCTCTAACGTAATTAACAATACGTTTTTACCTTGCTTAGCAATATTAGATGCTATATTACCTAAAAATATAGATTTACCAATATTAGTTTCACCTGCAAAGACGTATAACGATTTACCAGCTTGTAAGAAGCCACCATCTAAAGAATCATCTAACCACTCCCAGGTAGAAGGAATTTTATCCTCCACTGTAGTTAAGTCAGCAATAATATCGTCAATATTTGACTTAACGCCAAGACCTAAATCGGTTACTAAGCTAATATTGCAACTCTTCTCAAACTTATCTAAAATAACAGAAGTATCAACATCGCCGGCTGAAATATCTTCTGCAGCTTTTAGCATCGTATGGTATACTGCTTTCTCTTTTAAGAACTGCTCTGTATTCTCAATCAGCTCATCCTTATTAATGTTTTTATCAATCTCAGAAAAAGAGGTAACTAACCTTTTGAACGAATCTTTTTGCTCGTCTGTTACTAGATATTGCTTAATCTCCGTCGTAGTTGGTAGCTCGTTACGCTTATCGTTAAAGTCTTTAATGATAGTAAAAACACTAGCTATGTCTTTACTCTTAAAGTATTCTGGTTGTACGATATCAGCTATAGTCGACAAATAGCCGCTATCTGTTAACGCATTATACATCAACACGTTTTCAAAATAGTCGAGATTTAGCTTACCCATCCCACTTATAATAATAAACTACTTTGAAGAATCAACTATATCTGCACAGTTTTACCAACATACTTTTTATACTTATCTAAAAACCATGTTTGACCATCTGTCCAATCTTTTGTGAACTCTCTAAGCCCAGGTGATGCATGAGTAACATACGCATCAATAACACCACATTTAAACCCAGCCAATGACGCATCAAGTGTATATGATAAGTCGTAAAAATGAAACCCAGCTGGACATGTCTCGTCAAACCTAATTTTTTTAAATGCTTTACGAGATATAGCAAGAAACACACCATCCATTATTACAGACTGATGTGGGTAAGATCCGAAAGCAGTCATAGACTTTTGAGTGCCATGTAAATGAGCAACAGCACCATGTAAA